GTGGGTTTAGCCCTGTTGTTTCAAGGTCGATGACAACATATCTGTTTGGAGTGTTAGCAATTTTCCGCTTATGCTCCGCTCTTGAATGGACTTCTCTTGCAGGAACATCTTCGCCTTCCAAAAAATTTTCAGATGTATCTATACTTATGGTATTTCTTTTTGTGTCCGTCTGTTTTTGAACTTCCTGCCATGTTATCTCTTTATTGCGTTCTTTCTTATTATGATAGTACCTTGCAACGCAGATAATAGCAATAACGGCGGCTATTATCACAAATGGCACGTTGTCGCCTCCTTTTTATATTCACATTGTCTCGACTTCTTCAAGTGCATCAAAGCTGAAAAAGTCACCTCTGACTATATGCTCCATTTCGTGAGCTATAGTCTTTTTTTGTTCCTCATAGGATAGCCTAGAGTTTATGTATATATTATAAAATCCGTCAGAATCCATTGCTGTCACTCCCTTTACCGATATAGGCAAAGGAACGTATCTAATGCAATAATCCAATCTATTCACTATCCTTTTGCATACGCTTTAAAATCTCAACTGTAGCTTCTATATCCTCTTTGGTGACGTTCTTTGACACACTAAAGAGGATCTTCATTTCTGGTCGTGTTCTCAGCTCATCTATTATATCTCTTGTTTCGTCATCAAGATAGATAGGCTCGTTGTGTGCTTCGACTTTGATATTATCTTCACCGTTCAACAAATAATCAACAGAAACTCCGAAATATTCAGCTATCTTTGATAGTGTATCTGTAGATAACTTCTTTTTTCTGCCTGCTTTTAAATCGGTTAAAGAGCCTCTGCTTGCACCTGTTTCTTTGCACATTACTGTTACATTTATATTTCTCTTTTTGCACAAGCTTTCAATTCTATTGTACAATTCTGACATAGTTACACCTCATAATTTGTGTAATATAGCAAAATTACGCAAAAGAGTAATTTTCACTTGACAATTACGCAAAAGTGTAATATAATACAGTCAAGGCAATACGCAAGAGCGTAATATTTGTATCTGGTAAATATATTATATTACATTTAAACGTAACTGTCAATATGTAAAACACGTATTAGTGTGAATATTATGCAAAGGTGGTGTTAATTATTAGTGAACGTAAAAGACCGCTGACTGAGTACGGCGTGGAAGTCAAGGTACGTCTTGTTAAACTCAACAAGACACAGAAGTGGCTCATTGAGGAAGTCAAGAAGCTTCTTCCTGAAACTTATCTCGACACATCAAACCTGTATAAGATAATGACGGGTGAGATAAAGTCAAACAAGATTGAAGCGGCTATCAATGAAGTCCTTGACATTAATTATACTCAGAACTCTGAAAATGTCAACAGCTAACAGTCCGATTGAACGGACAGAAAATGAGGGGTGAGAAAGTGGAACAGAAAATTACTGCTATTCCAAGAGGGTGTGACAGTGCTAGGATTGAACAGGTGATCGTAACAAGAGCCTTGAAAGGTGCAGGAACAGAAAATGACCCCTGTAGAGAGGTCATTCAGTATTGGACTCTTGACGGAGAGCTGATTGTAACAAGGTCACAATATGAGGAGGGCAAACGTTGAATTTGAAAAAGATAGCGTACTATCTCGGTATTGCGTTGTGTCTAGCAAGTCCGCTTGCATTCGGTATATGTATGCTAATAGGGCTTGACAACACAGTTCCGTTGTCGCTTATGATAACTAGCAATGCTTGCAGGATATGTTCGCTGGAAGCAGAAATGACAGAAAACACAATGAGGAGTGACAAAGCAATGAAACTGTACAAGGTAACGACGATAGACCAGTATCATTATAAAAGGGTGTTCACAGTAGCAGCAAAGAGTCAGTACGAGGCTCTGACAAAGGCAAGTGTTATTTGTCCCCATGAGAATGTTTTGACTATCGAGGAGGTGGACTAAATGAGGTCACCTGACATTGAAATGGCAGTGCGGCTGTACTATGAAAAGCCCGAAATAACCAATTCGGATATCAAGGAGCTGTTCGGCACAGGTGAAACGCAGACTATCAAGATCAAGAAAGCTGTTAAGGAAGAAATGGTAAAGCGTGGTGTGAAGTCATGGTTGCCACACTCGGTCAATACCGAGATAGCCTACGAGGTGTGGGGTATTGATATCGACAACTTCGAGAAAAGGCTTAAAAAGCTCCGCACACTTTACGGAAAGGACGTGAGAAAATGATAGCCGTACTAGAGATAATCAGATGTGCCGCAGCGGTAGCACTCTTGGTGGTGCTTGCAATGTATGTAGCGTACAGGTGGTATGTAAGCGTAAAAGAAAATGCCTACGAGGAAGCAGAGGAGAGCATTAAGCGTGCGGTGAGAGAAGCAGGCAGACCCATAGTCAAGATCGAAGTTGAAATGAAAGGAAAGTGGTAAAATGGCGTTGATACTGCTGATAACAATAGCCGTGCTTGCAGGGATAGATGTAGTGATGTATCTTGTGTTGAGCGTGGTGGATAGGCACTGGGAGAAACGTTTTGAAAACGAGGAGGATAATGATGATAACGAAAGAGGAGTTTGAAAAGGCGGTGGAGGTTTGCAATAGCGAATTCAAAACTTGTGAAGACTGTCCGCTTAGACACAAGGCCTTTTTGTGTGGTGTATATCTAACCAAATACATAAAAAATGAGCTTGCATCTGCGGCAACAGGCACAAGCTCGGAGGTATCAAAAGATACCGATAACATACATATTGATGATAGCACATTGCTTGATATTTGTCAAGAGGAGCTAGAGGCAATAACTGAAATAGCCCTTAATGACTACCCAAACGGGTATCTGACGGGATATATCGTAGCTTTAAAAAATAACACCAAGAGGCTGAGAGGTGAGCATAGTGACTAACTACTCTTGCCTTGACTGCAAACACTTAAAAGGCTGTTTGGAGAGTAGCAGACGTTACCCCTGCAGAGATTTTAAGCTGGCAGAGCCAGCGATACTAGAGAGGAGAGGGCGAAAACATGACAGTAAAAGAAAGGCTTGACGCTATGGTTGACATGGCGGTCATGGAGCTAAAAATGAAAGAAACGCAAGAATGTGGGACTGTTACCGAAGGCGTTTACCCTATGATGATAGGCGACGTGTGGACGTTTGACGGAGCAATATCGGGTGTTCAGATATTTCCACCTGACATTCATGCTGTAGCGAAAGAGGTCGGTGCTGAGGTGTTTGAAAACGGAACCGAATCGTATTTCATGTACAAAAATATCGCATTTTTCAAATACAAAAGGGGCGGTTTAAATGCGTTACACGGCTAATGATTGTGTCGGCTGCCCTGATGGGTGCAGATGTTGTGGCAGAGACCGCAATTACACTGTGGTCGAATGCGACAAATGTAGGGACGAACTGGACCTTGCGAACGAAAATGTTTTCTGCTATGAAGGCAAGGACTACTGCAAGGACTGTTTCCGTGAGATTCTGATTGAAGAAATCAACCAGAATGACGATATTTCAATCTATGACCTTGCCGAACTGGCAGGAGTTGAATATAAAGAGGAGGACTATGACAAATGAAAAAGCAAATGTCTGCGGAAGATTACCGCAATGACGGAGCGTTCAGCCGTTCACAACTTTTCAAACTGTCAAAGTCGCCTGCGCATTTCAAGTACGCCCTTGAAAATCCCGAAGTAGAGACCCCTGCGCTTGCTTTCGGCACAGCCTTTCACGCTTATGTTCTTGAAAAGGACAAATTCGACAGCGAGTACATAGTCGCTCCGAAGCTTGACAGGCGTACCAAAGAGGGCAAGGCACTTGCGGCTCAGATAGAGGCGAGCGGTAAGATACCCATAAGCGAGGACACTTTTGCACAGATACAGGCAATGACCGAAAGTGTGATGTCAAACAAGTATGCTGCCGCTTTGCTAAACGGCGGCGAACATGAAAAATCATACTTCTGGACGGACAAGCTCACGGGGCTTAAACTCAAATGCCGCCCCGATTGCCGAACAGACCTTAAGTCAACGTCTGTCATAGTAGACCTTAAAACTACTGAAAATGCCGATACAGACAGTTTTATGCACAGTTGTATTAAATATGGCTATGACTTGCAGGCGGCGATGTACACGCAGGGTGTGTCAGAAATTGAGGGCAAGCCTCATAGATTTGTTTTTATCGCTGTTGAAAAGTCACCACCTTATGCCTGCAACGTCCTTGAAGCTGACGATTTTATCATACAGAAAGGCACAAAAGACCTTAACGACTATCTTTACACTCTCAAGGAGTGTCTTAAAACAGGTAATTGGTACAGCTACAACGGCAAAAACGGTGACTTGAACGTCATAAGCCTGCCGGGTTGGCTGGCTAGAGAATACGAATAGGAGGACAAAACAATGGACGAAATAACAAATGCAGTAACAGTAACACCGGAAGTACCGCAGAACAGCACTATGCCCCTTGACAACATCAATCAGGGTACAGTCGCTATCGAAGCAAGCAGAGCCATTGCAGAAGCCCAGGGCAAGCTTGTTATCGCAAAGAGATTCCCACGCAACGAGATACAGGCTTTTGCAAACATGAAAAAAGCTTGTCAGCGTACAGGGCTTGCAAACAAGGCATTTTACAGCTATCCGAGAGGCAACGAAACAGTTTCAGGACCAACTATCAGGCTTGCGGAGGAACTTGCAAGGTGCTGGGGAAATATTGACTTCGGCATCAAGGAGCTTTCTCAGGACAACGGCAAATCAGAAATGCAGGCGTATGCTTGGGACTTGGAGACGAACACAATGTCGGTGCAGAATTTCACGAACCCACACGCAAAGGAAGTCAAGGGCAAAATAAAGACCCTCACAAGCCTGCGTGATATCTATGAGAATAACGCCAATATGGCAGGGCGCAGGCTCAGAGCAAGAATACTTGCGGTACTTCCTGCGGACTTTGTGGAAGAGGCGGTGGCAGAATGCAGAAAGACTCTTGCCGGCAAGAATAATATTCCTCTTACGGACCGTGTAAGGAAAATGGTGGTGGAGTTCGAGAAGCTGGGTGTGACGCAGGAAATGATAGAGAAACGTCTTGATAGAGGTCTTGACACCATGACAGCCGAAGATCTTACAGACTATATCGGCATCTTCAATTCACTGAAAGACAAGAACACAAAGGTGTCTGAGTGGTTTGAGTATGAGAAGATATCTACAGATATCTCAGCAGAAATTGACCAGCTCCAGACCGAGAAAGAACAGGTGCTTTAATGCGGGCAAGATTACCTGACGGTTCTGTTATCATCAGTGGCTTTCTTGCAAAGGACGCAGAATACAAACAGGTGGGCGGCAACAACTCGTCGCTCACCAAGTTTGCAGTAGAAGTGGGCGAACGTCAGCCAAAGGTGCAAGGCGAGCGTGGTGAAGCCGTATGGGTGAACTGCCAGTGCTGGCACTCTGTAGCAAGAGCCACAAAGGCGCTGAAAAAATTTGACGTTGTGTTTTGTGTGGGCAAGGTGGAGAAAAAGCCATATACCAGCAAAGACGGCGAAGAAAAAGTTGACGTACATCTTGTGTGCGAAGCCGTTTTTGTACAGCCTACTGCTGAAGCAGCACCCCCGCAAGAACTAGGCGGTGACCTTTCCGACTTTGAGGAGGTGTTGAATGATGAGGGAACGCCATTCTGATGATATCATTGACGTTGATGCGAATGAGGAAAAGCATTTTGATATCGACATGAGTGATGCAGAAGCGGTGAAAACCGCCGTTGCTGTAAAGTATACAAAAGACGATTTTCTCTACACAGAGAAGCCATACGAAGCGATATACGATTACAAAAACGACCCTTTCATGCACAATCTGAAAATTGAGCAAATGGCTCAACAGGCGGCAGAGGTGGGCGTAAAAACGTTCAAAGGGCTGTATAAAAACTATGTCAAAATGCGAGAAATGCAGCGTGGGGCGAATGTTATTATCAATAACCCCACTGCGTTCTCAGGTCCGTATATGCAGCTTGACGCAGGCAAGTATAACGTTGATGACGGCGGTGTGTATCTTATTGACGAAAGCGGCAACTATCACGTTATCTGCCACCACCCGATCATACCCTTTGAGTGTTTGCAGAACATTGACACAGGCGAGGAAAAGCTCAACATAGCTTACCGCACTCGTGGAGAGTGGCAGGAAAAAGTCGTTTCAAAGGAGATACTATATAACAGCCGAAACATTTCACAGCTAGTTAAATGCGGTGTTGATGTGTCTTCTGAAACTGCCAAAGAGCTTGTTTCATATTTCCAGGAGATAGAGAGCCTTAACCGCAATTCTCTGCCGCTGAAAAGATCAGTGGGCAGGCTTGGCTACATAAACGGCGCAGGCTTTTCGCCATACGTCGAGGGGCTGACCTTTGACGGTGAGCAGAATTATTCCACCATTTTTAGTGCTATAAAAAGTCATGGCAGTTATGAGAAATGGAAAAAAGTCGCTATAGATTGCCGCAAGAAAAGCGTGATCGCAAAGATATTTCTTGCGGCGAGCTTCGCAAGTGCGCTTATTCAGCCACTTGGCGGTCTGCCGTTCTTCGTTCACCTATGGGGCGTTGATTCAGGCACAGGCAAGACAGTTGCTTTAATGCTTGCGGCTTCTGTTTGGGGAACCCCTGAAATGGGTGAATACATTCAGACGTTCAACAGCACAGTTGTCGGTCACGAGCGAACAGCAGCGTTTCTCAACAGCCTGCCGTTTCTCATTGACGAACTCCAGCTGAGCAAAGATAGTCACGGCAGAAGCCGATTTGACGTTTATCAGCTTGCTCAGGGTGTTGGACGTTCTAGGGGCACAAAAACAGGCGGAATAGAGCGTACACCGACATGGCGAAACACTATCCTTACCACAGGCGAAAGCCCTATAGTGGGCGGTTCAGCAGGCGCAGGAGCGGTAAACAGAGTTATCGACATTGAATGCACGGCAAACAACATCGTGATAGCAGACGGCATGGCTGTATCAGCGGTGATAAAACAAAACTATGGCTTTGCAGGGCGAGAATTTGTTGCAAAACTGTCCTCTCAAAAAGCCTTGACAATGACACAAGAGGTCTATAACGATTATTTCACCAAGCTCTGCAAGTCGGATACAACAGAAAAGCAGGCAATGGCAGCGGCAATGATACTGACTGCTGATATGATTGCAGAAGCGTCCGTGTTCAAAACGAATGAGCCACTAACAATTGACGATATCTCACCGTATTTGCAGACCAAAAAATCGGTATCAGCAGGTGAACGAGGCTATCAGTATATGTGCGATTGGGTGGCGTCCAACAGTAAACGCTTTGCGACAGGCGAAGACAATAACGGCGAAGTGTTTGGACTTATCCAGGGCGATTTTGCGTATATCATACGTTCAAAATTCGACGAAGCGGCTTCAAAACAGGGCTTCGACACAAGGGCGTTGCTTAGTTGGCTGAAATCTAACGGCAAGATACTTGTGAGAGGGCGCAACAATACTCGTGGCAAGCGCATCGGTGGCGTGAACGTTGAGTGTGTTGTGCTGAGATTGCCAGATGAAACACCGGACTATTACACCGAAGAAGAAATGCGTGGGACGGATATATCGGATTTCGGCATTTTGTGAAACATAAGTCCCACGAGGAAAACAGCGTAAATGCGTGGTTTTCTGCATAGTGTGGGACTGTGGGACATTTTCCCCCTATATATACCTGTTTTAAATAGGTGATATAGAATCACGGCTTTGTTCACACATCGTTAAAATATATGTGTGTTTTCCTATATAGGAAAATGTGCGAATTTGTCCCACAGTCCCACAACGCCCCGAAAAGTGCGTAAATACGCATAGTTTTCGTGTGGGACGTTTGTCCCACACTGTCCCCCACGTCCCACATAAGGAGGTAAAAAACATCAAATGAATGCAAGAATAAAACTCCGTGACTATCAGCAGGAGTGTATAGATAAGATAACGCAGGCAGGGCATGGAAAACATCTTGTACAAATGGCGACAGGTCTTGGTAAGACAGTGACCTTTGCAAATATACCACGTCATGGACGTATGCTTATTCTGTCGCACAGAGAGGAACTTGTAAATCAGCCTCTGAAATACTTTGACTGCACAAAAGGTGTTGAAATGTCAAAATACCATACTGACGGCAGTGAAGAGGTGGTTTCTGCAAGTATCCAGACCATGACACATAGGCTTGACAGGTTTTCACCTGATGATTTTGATATCATCATAGTAGACGAAGCACACCATGCAGCGGCTCAGAGTTACAAGACGGTCATAGATCACTTCACACCACGTCTTCTGCTGGGCTTCACGGCAACACCTAACAGGGCTGACAAATGCAGACTGAATGATGTGTTTGATGATATCATATTTCAACGTGACCTGCGTTGGGGCATTGAACATGGTTATCTGTGCGATATCCTCTGCAAACGTGCTGACATAGGCTATGACCTTTCAGCAGTACATACACGGCTTGGCGACTACGCTCCGGGCGAGCTAGCAGAAGCAATGGACGGCACTGCGGACGCTATAGCACAAGCGTATAGAGAACACGCCAAAGGTGCAACGCTTATCTTTGCGGTATCGGTAGAACAATGCTACGAGATAGCAAAACGCATCGAGGGGGCTGAGGTAGTCACAGGTCAGACTAAGGACAGGGCTGATATAATACGCCGTTTTACTCAGCGTGAGATACCTTGTCTTGTGAATTGCATGGTGTTCACTGAGGGTACTGACATTCCCCTTGTGGAAACTGTTATCATAGCAAGACCCACACAGTCTGACGCACTGTATACGCAAATGGTAGGCAGAGGGCTAAGACTGCACCCCGACAAAGACAAGCTCACACTCATCGACTGCGTAGGAGTAACAGGCAAGGCAAGCCTGAGAACAGCTCCAAGTTTGCTCGGTATTGACATTTCTGAGCTGCCAAAGAAGAGTCAGGACAAAATGGAGGGAATGCTATTTGAGCTTTCTGAAAAGGCTACTATGATGTCGGACTGTCCTGAAAGCTGGATAAAGAATGTTCGTATCGTTGACTTGTGGGCGCAGGAGCAGAAGTATAATACCCATGACGTGAATTGGTTTAAGCTGCCGAATGGCGATATGAAATGCAGTCTTGGTAAGGGAAAAACGCTGAGGATATCAGCACCTGACGCTCTGGGCATGGCAATATGGCAGGGACAGAAAATGCCTATGCAGCAAGCACTTGACGAGGCGTACACTCTTCTTTGCGAACGTGAGGCGGACAGCAAATACATATGGGACTTGAATATTTGCCGAAAGTGGGGCAAAGCACCTGCTACTGATAATCAGAAAAACCTTATCCGCAAGCGTGGCAGGAAGTATCTCAACAATTCGGATATCGACATAGAAAATCTGACGAAATTTGAAGCAAGTCAGATACTCAACAGGATAATGAAAGGGTGATGATATGGCAAGAAATGAAGACAGAGAGCAAATGGCCCTTATCAAGTGGACGCAGCAGGCAAGCATACGCAAGGCTTATCCTGAACTCAAACTGCTCTTTCACATACCGAACGAACGTCATTGCGACCCACGAGAGGGCAAAAGACTAAAGCTTATGGGTGTGAAGTCAGGCGTTCCCGACTTGTTTTTACCTGTGGCACGGGGCAAAAACAAAGGGCTGTTCATAGAGCTCAAAGCGGAGAATGGCAAGCCCTCAGATAATCAGATGTGGTGGTTTGCGGAGCTTGGCAAGCAGAACTATTTGGCGGCGATATGCTACGGCTGGAAGCAGGCAGCTGATATGCTAATGCACTATCTTGGCGGTGATGATAATGCTGGTAAAAGCTGAGGTCATAAAGAAAGCAGACGAGCTGAACAGAATGGCGGCAAAGCTTCTGCCACTGCCAGAGGGGCTGACACAGGCAGAACAGCTTTTGTATAAGTCGCTTTGCATTGTGTACCGAGAGTTCAGAGCAGGGCAGATAGACAAGAAACAGGCGCTTGACGAAAAGCAGGAACTATACAGGGCATACATCAATGGGGCTTATGCACTTGACCTATGGCAGACATATGGGGAATATGCTAAGGTGTTTCAGAAATGTCAGTACGAGATACATCACGAGGGTTGTGAGGTTTGCAAGAGGCTTAATGATATCCTATGTGGTATGGGGAGGGGCAAAGCCAATGAAACACACTGACTACACACTATGCTGGCACTGCCATCATGCAGTACCGACAAAGGATAAGATAACAGGAGAATACCTCACAGGCTGTGCATGGTCCATAGACCGCAGACCGGTTGAGGGTTGGAGGACGTGTCAGCACAGAATATATGAAGCGCAAAAGGGCGGTATGATACATTCGTATACGGTGACTGAGTGCCCTGAATTTGAGGAGGGATAAGAGTGACAAAAGCTGAAAAAGCCAAAAACCTGCGCTATAAGAAAGCGATTGTATCGCAGCTAAACTTTGAGGAAATAACATCTCAGCTATACGATATCAGCTCCGTTTGCGAGGAATACCAGTATTACTTCAGCGGCGATGATGATACGCTTCTCAACGCACTTGACGGAGATGAAGAACAGGAACAGGAATTTAAAATGATGTTTTCAGACCTTTCATATGAGTGTGATAGTTTGAGGGACATTGTCAATGATACCTATGTGTCAGAACATTTTGACGATTTTTTTGTCGGAATAATGCTAAACGGAAATAGTCCGTTCAAGTGCTATGGATATGATAGCTTTGAAGAAGATTACTTTGCACTTTCGTCATATGACACGAAATGTGCATCAAATGAGAGCGCAAAGAGACTTAAACGTCTTACGAAGGACGAGCTGCTGTCCGTTTGTGGACAATGCTTTGGGCTTGCAGTGTCTTACCTCAACGTCCAATACAAATACGACTACTTGAAAGCTGCCTTCGACATCTTAAAAGACCAAAACACATCATATTTGCAGATTGTGAAGGACATTGAAGCGGCATATGACAAAGCGGACGCAAAAGGCTGGCATGAATACAGCACCGAAGTGAGAGCGTTTGATAAGCTTGTTGGAAGTTTCGACGAATATAGCAAAATCTGGCTTGAATAATGAGGAGGTATAACAATGTCAAGATATATTGACGCAGACAATCTGATTAACGAACTATCGGCGGCGTGTATGCCGATATATGAAAAAGGCATAACGGGTATTCTGGGTGATAACAGCAGTATCGCTGATATAATCAATGAACAACCTACCGCAGACGTGCAGGAGGTCAAGCGTGGAACATGGGAGAATACAAACACACCTAATCAGCTTAGATGCAATAATTGTGAAATCATTCACTTTATAGCTCAGTATCCACACGGTGAGATAAATTACTGCCCTAATTGTGGCACAAGAATGGACGGTGTTGCTAATGGCTGACCCAATGACCATGCCACGCCTGAAAGCCTACCGCAGGAACGCCTCAGCCATTGAGGACATCAAGGCAGAGCTTTCGGGCAAGTACGTTGCCGACAGTATCAGCGTATGCACGCCGCCGTCCTACACACCACACAGCACACGCATAGACGGCTTCTTGCCAAGCGGTGATACACTTTCATTGCTGTGTGAGCAGGCACGACTTGAAGCCGAGCAGAGGGCTATTGAGGAGTTTATCAAGGGGATAGAGGATAGACAAATGAGGAAGATATTTGTACTCAGGTTTGTAAAAGGCTTTACTTGGATACAGATAGGACACAAGGTCGGAGGTACAGCGGACGGCTGTAGAATGGCGGTCAAAAGATATTTGAAAAAATAATCAAGTGTGTTCGTTTTGTTCGTTTTAGGTGTGCTATAATTTAAACTGAGGATAGTGTAAATACTATCTGACTTTCATAAAGATCCTCCAATAATTTTTACCCACGGAGCGTATGCTCCGTATGTTCCGCAAAGTCAGAGTGGGTGCAATTCCCACACGGAACTCCAAGCCTGTTATACAGTTCGTAGACCGAGAACGTAAAATATCGGTATCGTATAACTTTAAAACCTGCACACTTTGGCTGTGCGTCGTCGGGTGGAATAGCCGAGGTTTCGTTTTTTGATGCCAAGTTTTTCATCTACCATAAGAGGAAAAACAGCGTATGCAGGCTCAGAGGGCTATACTTAAAGCTTGCACCAGAGTCGGCGTGCTTCCGACAGAAAATAAATGCACTCCTTGAATTTTACATTGCCAATGCCTGCTCGTAAGGGTGGGCGTTCGGGCAGGGTCTGAAAGCCGTATCCCCATACTGCGGCTTTCGATTTGCAGGTCGAGAGCGTGCCAGCTCAACATCTGCTCCAACATTTACAAAACTCCTTATAATATTTTCACAAGAGACACTCCGAACGGGGTGTCTTTTGCGTTGTGTCGTAAAAAGTTCATAAATGTCGAATTTTTGATATACTGCATAAAAAATACAAATGCTATTTATGCAGTATATAGAAATTCGGTGCATTTCGTTGATTTTCGCTCTGATTAGTGATATTATTTAAGAAATATTATTATGAGGAGTGATTGTACTTGGTAGTCAAATTTAATGGTAATAAACCGTTTAAAATGGAGGAACATCAAAGCAATAAACTTACTACAAAATGTTTTTTATGTGGACAACAGGCAAAAAGCCGAATATTTTATGATGGATTTGAGAATGGAAATTGCATATGTTGTAATTGCGAAGATCAGCTAAAAGGAATGTTTAAAGATTATTTATTAGCAGAATCAAACTTCAACAAAACAGCACTTGAAGAATTAGTGGAAGGATTACGCAATGAAACTATAACGCAGTTAGATAGTCAAATTCATAAAGAAGGCTATAAATATGCCCAAGAGGTTAGCATTGTAGATGATTTTGATGATACATTAACCCTTCAAGAAGTTCAACAGAATAATATATTTTATTCGATAAAATATCAATTTTGTTATGACAAAATGATAAATTATATGAAGAATAAATATAATGAAGACCCTTATATAGTCAGATTTTTTGAAACTACGGATTACTATGACCCTGAGGGTTTGTATAGAAGAGATACAAATGCTATATGTGGCATTGCAAAAATATATAATAACGGAACCACGGTTATTTTTGGCGATTTAAAAGTTGTTTTGGATAGATCGAAATATAACCAATAAAATTAATAATATTGAGTGTTCAAAGCCCCACTAAATCGGGGCTTTTTTCATACCCTAAAGAAAGGACGGTGCCCTCATGACAGCACGGCAAAAGAAATTTGCAGAATACTATGCTCAGAGCGGCAACACCGTTCAGAGTGCTATAAAGGCAGGATATAGTGAGAAGTATGCGAAAGCTGACGCCTGCAAAATCCTAGATAATCCTAGTGTTGCGGAGTATATCCGTGTGCTGTCCGAGAAAGCTCAGGATGAGCGTATAATGACCGCTAAGGAGCGGCAGGCACTCTTGTCTGATATTGCTAAGGACGGCAAGAATGACCCTGCTGACCGTATCAGAGCCGTCGATACCCTCAATAAAATGACAGGAGAGTATGTGGCTAAGATACAGGCGGAGGTCAAGACCTCTGAAAAGCTTTCAGACGTTTTCGCTCAGATAGGCGGTGAGGGGCTAAATGAGTGAACTCATTGCGAGTAAGTTTCCTCTGTCGCAGAAGTATATGGACTTCATCAACAGCGTTCGGGGCGTGTCTGCGGACTTCCTTGAGGGGACTACCGCAAGCGGCAAAACAACTGTGGGCGCAGGCATAAAGTTCATGCGTATGGTGTCGGCAAGCAGGAAAAAGCTTCACGTCATTGCCGCTAAGACTACGGGAAAGGCTGAGGAAACTATCATTCAGCAGGATAACGGCATTCTTGACCTGCACACCAATGCTCGGTACTTCGGCAACGGTGATAAGGACTACAAACTGCCGCATATCAAGTTTGAGGGCAAGATAATCTATGTTCTGGGATATGATAACAAGGATAAGTGGGAAATGGTGCTGGGCGCTCAGTTCGGCTGTGTGTATATCGACGAGATAAACACCGCTGATATCGAGTTTGTCCGTGAGATGTCAACCCGTAACGATTACCTTATGGCGACCCTCAACCCTGACGACCCCTCTCTGCCTGTGTATAAAGAGTTTGTCAACCGCTCACGTCCGTATCAGAAATACGCCTGTGACGTGCCTGCGGAGATAATGAAAGAGCTTACAGAAGAACCTGTACCCAATTGGCGGTACTGGTTCTTTACTTTTCGTGATAATCTTTCACTTACTGATGAGGATATCAAACGGAAAATGGCTGCCGCTCCGAAAGGCACAAAGCTGTATAAAAACAAGATACTCGGTCTGAGAGGACGTGCAACAGGGCTTGTGTTTGACCTGCAAAAGCGAAATATCTTGACAGCAGAGCAGGCGAAAGCTTTCACTTTTGTGTATTTCTCAGCAGGGCTTGACACCGCTTACTCGCAATCCTCACCTGATACCATAGCGTTCACCTTTGTGGGCATAACGGCTGACAGGAAGTGCGTTACCCTTGATGAGGAAGTGTATAACAATCGTGACAGACAAGTGCCGCTCACGCCCTCCGACATACCGAAAATATTCACAGCGTTCTTGGAGAAAAACCGCAGGACGTGGGGCTTTGCACGAGATGTATATATCGACAGCGCAGATCAGGCGACCATACTTGAATGTCAGAAGTTTGGACGGCTCACAGGCAGTATATATAATTTTATCCCGGCATTCAAGAAAACGAAAATAATCGACCGAATACACTTGCAGTCAGCTTGGCTGGCGGCAGGTGATTTTTATATCCTTGAGCATTGCAAGGAGTACGTAGGCGAGCTTAACATATACAGTTGGAAAGAGGATAAGGCTGAGCCGGAGGACGGCAACGACCACCTTATCAATTCCTGTCAGTATGCTTGGCTGCCGTATCGTGACAAGATAGGAAGTGTGAAGATTGACTAAATTCAGCATAGGAAGCAAGGTGAAAAATATGATAAGAAACTGGCTTGATATCCAGCCTGCACCCGAATACAGCATAACTATCACAGAGAAAACAGGTTTTATGACAGATGTGATAAGGTCACAGCTTTGGTATCGTGGTGACGCCGCAGAGCTTTCACAGTTCTTTCGTCAGCTTAACTTAGGCACAAATTCATTCTGGAGCAGCGTCCCTGAGAATGAAAAGATACGCAAGATACATAGCGGTCTGCCTGCAATAATCGCCGATACACTTTCATACATTGTCTATTCTGATATGGACGATATCAAGGTCACAGGGGACAAAGCAAAGGCTGACTTTGATAATATTTCCGAGCATATAGACTTCACAGAGCTGACAGGCAAGGCGATAGTTACCGCACTTGTTGACGGCGACGGAGCTTTCAAAATATCGGTGGATACTGAGCTTTCTGATACGCCAATAGTCGAGTTTATCGGTGCTGACAAAGTGGAGTATAACTTTGTACGAGGTCTGCTGAACGAGGTCGTTTTTCATTCTGTGCATTATGCAGGCTCAAAGAAATTTCACCTTGAAGAGCATTACGGCAAGGGGTACATAGAAAGCCGTCTGTATGACGATAACGGTCACGAGGTCGGTTTGGACAACGTGCCTTGCCTTGCACAGATACCGCCCCGAACTGAGTTTGAGGGCGAGTATATAATGGCTGTGCCGCTGAAATTCTTTTCATCACGAAAGTACCCGAACAGGGGCAAGAGCATTTTTGACGGCGGTAAGTCTGATTGCTTTGACGCTTTAGACGAGGTCATCTCACAATGGTGGGACGCTATCAGAGCAGGCAGGGTAAAGCAATATATCCCCGAAAGCATGATACCTAGAGATCCTGCAAGCGGTAAGCTTAAAGCTCCAAACCAGTTCGGTAACAGTTACATAAGTATTGATCCACCGCTTTCGGCAGAGGGTGCAGCGCCTAAGATAGAAGTAGTTCAGCCTGATATCAAGTATGAGGCGTTTGTGGCAAGCTATACAAATTGCCTGCTTATGTGTTTGCAAGGGCTTGTATCTCCTGCCACGCTTGGCATAGATGTGGGCAAGATGTCGAGTGCGGACGCTCAGCGAGAGAAGAAAGACGTCACAGGCAACACCCGAAACACTATCACAACGGCTCTTGAAAAGGCTCTGCCACAGCTTGTTTCTGCGGTGCTTATGACCTATGACAATATGCAGGGCAAAGCCCCTGAAACTTATGAGGTGACAGTTGACTTTGGCGAGTACGGCGCACCTGACTTTGACAGCAGAGTTGAGACTGTGGGCAAAGCAAGCACGTATGGGATTATGTCAGTTGAAGCGCAGGTGGAGGAGCTGTGGGGCAGTTCTAAAGAGGACGATTGGAAAGCTGCAGAGGTCAAGCGGATAATGCAGGAAAAGGGGCTTACAGAGGGTGAGCCTACTGCGGTAGGTGATGAGTACGCTTAATTTTAAGGACATAGCCAAAATATTTGAGGAGATAGAGCTAAGGCTCATATCTTCGCTGAAACGCAATCTTAAAAGGCACAAGGCGGAGGAACAGTGTTACGGCTTTGAATGGTCTGCTTGGCAGGCTGAGAAACTGAAAAATATGGAGAACTTCCGCCGTGAAAACCTCGACATTATGAACGAGTACGTTGACGTTATCGACGATCAGACAAGACAGCTTATGACGGAGCAGTTTCAAGAGGGTCAGCAGCAGGCACAAAGGAGCACCCAGGAGCTTTCTGACGAGCCTATAACACCTATCCCCGACAAGCATTTCTTTGGCGTGAACGAAAAGAAAATGGCAAAGCTTATGGAAGACGTCACCGCCCTTGAAAAGACCGCTGAAACAGCCGCTCTGCGAATGACAGATGATATTTACAGGCAGACTTTGAATAGGGTACAGCTTGCAATGGGAACAGGCTCTATGACGCTTAACGAGGCTATTGACCTTGCCACAAGGGACTTTCTCGACAAGGGCATAAACTGTATCGTATACGCTGACGGCAAGCGAGTGAACATTGCCGACTATGTGCGAATGGCTCTGCGGACAACTTCCACAAGGGCGGCATTGCAGGGTGCGGCGAAACGCTTTGCAGAGCTTGGGTATGATACGGTGCTTGTGTCGCAGTATGGCGGCTGTTCAAAGACCTGTGAGCCCTGGCAAGGTCAAGTATACATTGATGATGTGTTCACGGTATGGGATGGGGAAAAGGACGAGTTTCAAGGCAAGTCAAATTACTGCGGTGAGTGGTTTTGGCTGCTGTCGCATGCCGTAAAGAACGGGCTTTTCCACCCAAACTGCCGTCACACAATGACGCAGTATATACACGGCAGAACGCAGATACCTGAGCCGATACCGGCGGAGAAGATAAAAGAGCAGCGAGAGCTTGAGCAAAAACAGCGTGCAATGGAACGGAAAGTCCGCAAGCTAAAACGCTTTGCGGCAGGCACTCTCGACCCCGACACAGCAAAAGCCTACCGCAAGAAAGTAAGGCAGGCTCAGCACGAATTAAAGGTGTTCGTTGAGGAGCATAATGAGGTGCTGCATAGGGATTATTCTAGGGAGAAAGTGTATGGCGGCTTGACAGAAAAGGAAAAAGATGATAAAATTGAATTAACAACATCTAACGGAATTGGTGTAACGAAATTTTCAAAACATATGGAAGAGCGAGCTTCCGAAAGAAAGGTTTCTATAAATGATATAAAAGATGCACTTATAAACCCGCTGTATATTGATGAAATTAAAATTGATAGTTTGGGCAGACCAAGCCAACGATTTATTGGTGAGAAAGCAACTGTTAATGTAAATCCCCAAACTGGAACTATCGC